CCGCAAAGTCGCTGAGTTCATCCTCCTCCTTAGCGGTGGTCTCTTCGATCTGCCTAGAGGCTTCACGAGAGGCAGCAGCCGGTGACATACCGGCCTGCTCCAACGCTGCGGAGAGTTCCTGATGAACCTGCATTGCGAACTGCGGATCAGAGCCAAGACTCTGCACGAATTCGTACGCTTGGCGGGCCTCTGCGGGATCGACTCCCTCAAAGGCTCTGCGGAGTTCGGCATTCGCCTGACTCTGCTTAGTGGACAGTCTCTGGAAAGACTTGTAAGCGGTGACCACGCGGTCGCGCGCATCACCCTCAAGCCCCTCAAGGAGACTCTCCAGGTCGGCCCTAGGGATGAAGTCCTCCTCCTCCGCCTCAGGTTCGGCGGTGGGTTCAGTTGTTTCATCGTCAGCCGTTGGCGCTTCCTCCTCTACAACGTCAGATTGTTCCTCAACCTCGGCCTCAGGTTCCTCGTCAGGCTCCCTACCGATGTCAAAGAGTTCCTTCGCCGCAGCAGCGGCAGCGTCCAAATCTACATAATCTTCGGGCATTTCTGCTCCTTAGGTTAGCGGAGTGCCATTAGCTTGTTCCGCGATTGAGAGCCGGAGATTCGATGACTTCATACTCCGCCTCCTCTATCTCCTCGGCACGCTTGAGCGCGCTGGAGACAGCACCCTCCACGACGCCACGCGCAATAGCGCGAAGCTGCTCATGGTCGAGTTGAGGTCTGTCGGTATCCTTCCGCTTCAGACCCTGTGCAAGATTGATCTTGTCCGTTAGGACTCCCACGCCGGTCATCAGGTCGCGGGCAGCCACCTCCCCGTCCTCCACCTTCTGTCGCCACTGGCGCAGGGCTAGGTCGCGGGCTGAGGTAGCATCCTCAATGAATTGCTCGGCTTGTGCCTGGGCCGCTGTGAGGATAGCCTCCGGCACACCATCGTGCTTCCAGTCGTCCCGCCAGGTCTGGAGCGTCCCCTTGGGGATGCCCGTCTCCCGCGCGGTACGAGTGAGGTTTCCATCATTGAGGGTCAGGGAGCGGAGTGCCGCCCCCTTCGCCTCATCATCGTATTTACTTTTTCGTTGTGCCACTTGGTTTTTCCCTTGCCGTTTTCATTGCCTGTGCATGGGCTTCTTCGCCCTGCGCGGCTTTCTGCTCGGCGTGTGCCATCTTCTGAAGGGTAGCCGACTGAGCTAGAGCATGCTTGTCTTGTGCAAGCTGCATCTGAAGAATCTGCTCAGCCTCCGTGAGGGGATCATTGCCCGCCTCATCAGTATCCGGCTTATCCATCGAGTCGGTAACCCACGTCTCAAGCGGCTGCTCCATGAAGTCCTCCGGAGTGACCTGGATGCCTGCCTTGTTAGCAATCTCGGCAGCCACCGTAGGCCCAGCCGTGCCCTTGATAGCGAAGTTGACACGAGGAGCCTGACCCTCAGGAATCGGGGCCTTAGACTTGGCCTGTTCCTGGGTCAGTGAGTAATGCAGTTCAAACCGACCCTGCGCTTCCGGGTCAAGTTGTTCATATTCGACGCTGACCATGAAGTCATGCATCACGTCGAGGTGGACAGCATCGTTGTCCGCAATGCCGGGAGAGAACGCAGCCTGTTGAAGAACCTGCTGTACTTCCTCCTGCGACTGTAGCGGCTGGCCGGTCTGCGGGTTTATACCCTGCATCATGGCCTGCTGTGCTTGTCGCACCGCGCTCATGTTGATCGGCTCACCAGTGATGAGTTTCTCAATCTCGCGGTACGCCTGATCCTCGTCGGAAGCGTATTTAGCCGCCACCGACTTCATATCAGCTAGGTCGTAGTATTTCCACGCCTGATGAGGCTGGAGAACACCTCGGTCAACGTAGGAGTCGATCCGGGCCTGGCGTCCTGCACGAGTGCGAGGAAGGCCAGAACCTGACTCAGCGGTAACATCGACTCCTCCCTTGATATCGGCACCCTTGAACTTCTTGACCTGCATCGACCCTCCGCCGCCCCTGATTTTGAGGAGGCGCGGCTCAACGTAATACTCCTGCGCGAGTATGAGCAGGAGCTTAGACGCACGCGCGAGCGAGGTCTCAATGAGCTTGATGGTCGGCGCAAGCCGGTCGGTTGCCATTTCCTGAAGCAGGTCGATAGCGACACCCGCTTCCACATTCGGGGGCACGCGGCCCTCCGACACTTCATTGAGGCCGAACACATCCCGCAGCCGCATAGTGACATCCTTGAGGTGCTCAAAGACGTAAGGCGGCATGCTCGGGAGGTTCTCGACCTCGGGGCGCATTCCAGCGATGGGCTGGAACTCATAAACAGCACCTGGTTCATCGGTAATTCGCTGCTTGAGCGAGCCGACGGGTGCCCACACCCTAGGTTTGATTGTGAGGTTCTTGTACTGCACGATCTGGCTGATGGTTCGGTTGAGTTCCTTCTGGAGCGGGCGAGCCATCGTCACGATAGCGTCGTCATAAACGCTGCCAGGAACCCGAAGGCCGTTGAACTTGACCAGCGGCAGTTCGTTGGTGGGGAATTCCCATGCCCTGTCGTACAGAATGTTCTGCTTGTCATCGGCAGGGGCACCGGGCTTATCGCCCGCGCCGTCCTCTACCCACACGACGTAGCGCCCCTTGGGGAGCGCAGCCTGTGGAAGGAAGTAGCCGTAATAGACCTTCTTCACCGTCTTGACATGCGAGCCGGAGTCCGCCGATCCTTCGCCCATCTTGAGAGACTTGTCGGGATCAGTCGGCACCGCGTCCGCCACGATATCCTTGCCGAAGCGGGCCTTGATCTCATCCGGCGACATAGAGTGCTCGCAGATTGCATACTTGGCTTCGGTATAGGTCTTGGCCGCAGGGTCTATCCAGACCTGGAAGGGGGACAACACGTCTACCCTAACATCCCCCAAAAAGACAGTCTGATCGGAGTAGTCCTCCGGCAGACCCATCTGCTGAAGCTGCATTTTGTACTGAGTGATGAGCGCGTCGTTAGTGATGACGCTGCCATCGGTCGGGTTCATAGTGAACTCCATGGGATGCCCTGCTTCTTCATCCCACGAGATATGCCACCAGCCCTGGCCCCCAATAATAGACCACAGGAGGGCTTCCTCCAGCTTATCGTCCAATCCTAGCGAGACCCACCAATCCTCCAGCAGAAACTCACTCATCTGCGCCGCCTTCACGTCCCCTGTCGAGGACGACTGCGGCGTAGCCGACATAACCGGCTTCGTCTTGGTCAGTTTCGCAAGGAGAGTCTGGACGCCCGGAGTGATTTGGTTGGCGGTAAGGCGCACTCGATAGCGCGGCTTCTCCCCCTCCTCAGTCGGAAGGGTCTCCAGTCTGCCCGCCTTAGAGACGTAGCAATACTGGTTATTCCGATAGAAGGCCAGATTCAACTTCCAGTCGTTTTCCAATTTCTGACGGTGCTTCTTGAGTTCGTCTAGTTTCTGCGTGAGGTCAGCGGCGGTCTTGAGGTCGCTGATAGACTTACTCGTCGCAGCGTTCTTGTTGGTAGACGCCACCTAACCCTCCTTACATTACTTCGATGTCGTTTGCGATAGCATCAGCCTCGGCCAGCAGGCGCTTGGCCTCCGCTTCGCCAATGAGTCCTTCTTGGAGGGCGAACTCGATGTCCTCCTCCTGTTCCGTGCTATACATGCGAACGGCTTCGCTCTCAATGTCCTTGATAGGCGCACCGCCCCACTCCTCCGATTTAGGGAGAGCGGATGCGGGCATCTGAACAGGAGCGCCGCCACCAGTCATGAGCACGTAGTTCTGTAGCTGGGCGTAGCCAGCCCTAAGGAAGTCAATCTCCTCCTGTAGAAGCCGCGCTTTCGTTTTCCACGGAAGTCTCATCTGCACCTCCCAGATATGCGCGAAGCGATTCAAGCTGCGAGGAGATATTGACCTGCTCAGCCAATTCCTCGTTGCGATGCTCCAGGCGGAGAATCTCCGTCCTAAGGTTATTGGCTTCGGTCTGCTTCAACATCCCGAGCGCCTTGCCGATCTTCTCACCGCAGCCTTCGCAGATGTATTTGCGCCCACGAAGTTTGTCGAATACAGTCGCGGCGGTAAGGTTGAAGCCAGTATCCACGACACGATGGCCGGGATGTGTCTCACAAATGAGGCACTTGCCAGGCTTTAGCATTCGGTCTTTGTTGCAGAGTCTAAATGCCATTAGAATTCTACCCCCATTTCGGGATCGTAGTTGTCCCGCCTAGGTCTACGGTGCCTGTCTGCAAGCTCCTGTAGAGTTAGCGGTCTTTCCGTATGATCCTTGCTGTCCATGTGCGGAAGCAGGGATGCAGCACTGCGGATGGCGATTTCCACCGCATCCAAACAGTCGTCCTTTGTGTTCTTGAGGGCAGAGTCATAATCCAACCACTCCTCAATGAACTCCCGGTGCATGTGTCGGTGAATCCGCATTCGACCCTGCTTGAACAGCGGGGCCATCGAGAGGATTCGTTCGGACTTCTTGCCGTTGGCGAACACCGGGATAACCGGGGGGAAGCCCGGCATCCTGCTAATCTGATCTGCCAGCACCTTCTGATAAGCCTGCGACTCAACGCCGATGACTTGGGGGCGGTACTGGTTCCACCACTCGTACACCTTGTCCACCTGCTCGTGGAACGGGATGCGTCCCTCCCACAGCCGCAGGAGGAATGCTTGCCCTCCGTCCTCCGTCACCCCGATTAGGGCAATAGCGAACTTGTCGGCAGTGTCGGCCAGCGATACCGCCGGGTCAACTCCGATGTATGTGGTGAGGTTGTATTTCTTGGGATTATCCGGACGACGCGGGATCGTGATGACATCGAGGTCAGCAGAGTCCTGGTCGAAGGTGAAGTATTTGAGCCACTCGCCTGACAGTTCTTTTCCCGCCATGGAGTCGAAAGAAGCCATGTACTCTTGCTTGAATAGCAGTGGATGGTATGAGAGCTTTACTTCCTTCCACTCCTCGGCCGGGAAATGAGGGTTGTCAATCGAGCGATATTCCACCGTCCCTACTTGTGGGTTTGTGGTGCCGGATGGCCCCCAAAATAGATCGTAGTACCAGTTCTTTCCGCGAGGAGTCGTGGTGCAGATTACAATCCCGACCTTATCGGAGAGTGCAGGTCGCGCGATATTCCACGCTTCCTCGTCCGGAATCAGCGCCGCCTCATCAATCCATAGGATGTCGAGACCGGCACCTACCAGCTTGTCGGGCCGCTCGGCAGTCTTGAATTCGATGAGCGATCCGTTGGTGAATTCGATATACATGTTGCCGCGATTCTCGGTGTAGTCCTTCCCCTCAATGAGGTTGGACGCCTTGAGAACCTTGCGGATTGCGTGTAGCGCCGCGCGGCCAGATGAGCGGTAATCAGGAGTGAGAACCCAAATATGAAGGGGATCGTCTGAATCTCGCCCGTGAGCGTCGTGGTGAAACTCCGAGGGATGCGAAGCATAGTAGACTACCTCCCAGGCAGCAGATAGAGTCTTGCCGCCACGCCTGCCCGCCACAAGACTACGGTATCGGCGCAGTTGTTCACCAATACTTGAGGCATGAAAAGCCATCTGCCATATATGGGGGTAGTATTTTTGCTCTGCGAACCACAGAAACTTAGGCGCGAAAGGTGCAATGATGTCTGCAACTTCCTGCTCATTCTCAAAGGGTAGCCCTTCCGTCGCCCGAACACGTTTAGGAGAGCCGGTCAACGAGGCCAAGTTTCAGCGCCTCCTCAGCGTCGATCAGCCAGTCGTTCTTGTGCGCCCGACGCTTGATAGTCGCAAGGGTGAG